ATATTATGTATGATAGTTTTATTTATTTGAAATTCAAGTTCTTTCAAGAAACTATTTGTTATTAAAAGTGTATTTTCATCTTGTGTTTCAGCATCTTGTCTACCAGAACTAGTAGAACCAAGTTGTCCTTTTGAAGTGTAAAGTCCAGCATACATTTGAATTTCTAATGCTTCAAGTAATTTATCAGGACTCTTAAACTCTTTTTCTACTTTATTTATATTAACTGGTATATCGAATATTAAATCATCATCTGTTTGTTCTAATAATGTTTTAGCAGAATTATAACTATCTGTTTTTATTTGTCTTACTTGTCCACTTTTAGTAATACCTAATTCATATATTATACGAGTTATTCTTTGGTCGGCATATGATTCTAAAGCGTTATCCATTAATAAATTATATTTTTGAATAACTGGAATTACAGAACACCATATAGGCATTGCAAATATTTCATCTGATTCTTTATTATAAGTATAGTGAAATATCTCAACTCCATTTTTGAATTTTCTATCTTTGTATATAACTCCAAAACCATCGTAACCATCTTCACTTAAAATAAAAGTTTCACAAAAGCTATTACCGAATTTTTTATCTACAGTCCAACCTTTGTTTTGAATTATTTTAAGTCTGTCTATTGCAGAATTTTTTCTAATAGGCATTATGAAAACATTAGAATATTTTACTAAATTTTGAAAAGCTTCTTTTAAGAATAAGTTAGGATTGTAGTTGCTTCTTTTTAAAATAAGATTAAATTCTGTTGCAACTTTTTTAACTTCTTCTGGATTACTTCCAATAAATTTTATTGGTTTATCAGAAGCTTTTGCTGTTATATTTAAAATAGCTCTTGCAAGTAATGGTAATTTAAAAATTTCATCTTTTATTTTTTTAAGAACGTTGTCCATGTTATAACACATGGCTTTTTCTCTTTTATCTCCAATATTGAACGATAAGAAATCTTTATCTATATAAGTAGATTTATATATAGATGAATAATCTCTTTTTTCATTATCAACACGTTCAACTATTGTTTCTTTTTTATTTTCTTCTTGTTTGTCTGTTGCAAAGAGTTTACTAATAAAACTTATTTTTCTCACCACCTTATTTTAATAATTCAGTTATTTGATAAGTAGATAAATAAGTATTTTCTTCGTCTTGCAAAAACTCATCAGTTTCTTTTAGGACTTGAATTTTTTGTGTGAAAAATTCGTCTAAATCTTTATATCTTTCTTCATCAAATTCTATTTTTTTCTTGTTGTTAATATTAAATAATTGTATTTCGTCATCTTTGTTTTTATTGTTTAATATAGAATAATTTTTAGCATTATTAATATAATCTGTCAATTTACCGATACTATCTTCGATTTCTTTTATTTCATTCATGTCTGGCATAGCTTTGCTATACTCTAAATTTAGTTTATTTTTTAATTGGTTTCTTTCTCTTATTTTTTCATAATAGTCTATGTTATTTATTCTATCTAAAAAACTTTGTATTTCTTTTAATCTTTTTATATTATCTTCACTTAATATTTGTTCTATATCACCTATTGTTTTTTTCTTTATTATATAACCTTTTTTTTGAATAAGAGATTTTTTTTCTAGTATCTTTTCTCTTTTTCCAGAATTGTAAACTAGTTCTACTTTATTATCTCTATATACTATTTTCTTTGGTATGTCTTCTTTTTCTTCTATTATTCTATCTATTGATTCTACTTGTCTTGGACTTCCATTTGTTACTATTCTAGAATATTCATACTTACCAGCTTTATGTGGTTGATATAATACTGGCGTACCAGACTTATTAATATAATATACTTTCCAATCGCTAGGTTTTTTATAATCAGGTTTTTCATTTTTATCTGGTAAATCTGGTTCAACTGGATTTCCATGGACTGGCGATTCATCTGGATTATCTCTATATCTTTTTTTAGGTATAAGCAAAGCTTCGTTTTCTCCATAACCTCCATTTATAAAACAAGGTAAGATTGCTCTTGGAAGTTTATTTATAAATTCATCTATTAATTCAAGAGTTTCTTTCATTGAACCTATTAAAGGAGTTAACCCAAGTCCTAAATCAAACTCAACAGCTGTATTTTTTAAACCTATTTTTTCTGTTAGTTCATCTACTGATTTTTCAAACGAAGTAGTTACCTGTCTAAGAAGCATATCTATTTGTCTTTTTAATTCAAGTAAAACTTTTTCAAACAATAAACTAGTAATTATATTTAATATTTTATCTAATAATTCTACAAGAGCTTCTTTTGTTTCTTCTTCTAAGTTTAAGAATTTAGCAAACTCTAAAATACTAGGTAAAAATCTCATTATAAAATCATCAAATTCTCCTAAGTCTTTATCAACAAAAGTAGTTTTAGTTATAGCTTCTCTATTAAAATTAACAACTTTAAAATATTCTTCTAACATTTTTGAAATATATACACTGTATTTTTCTAAAAATGGTTTTTCATTAACTATTTTTTTAAGTTGTTCAAAACTAAAGTTCTTATATTCTTCATATAATTTAACTCCATCAAACATACCTCTAAGTAGACTAGTGTTTAAACTTCTATTTGTTTTATTTATAAAATCATCATTTACGTAATAACCAGTACTTTCTGAATGAATATCTACATTTAATTTATATAAAACAAATGCTATTTCCTCTTTAGTTAAATAGCTAACTAAATCATATATCTCATTTTCACTAGATAAAATTATGTTTTTCTTAGCGTAGTAATCTCCATTATATGCTTTCTTTTCAAGAGCAAATTCTATTAAGCTATATAAAACTGGCAAATCTTCTAAACAAGTCCAATATGTTTTTGAATTTTTATAACTTTTTTTCATAGCATTAATAAAGAATACTATACCTGAACTTGAGTTTAGTTTACTATCATAAGCGCCCCAACCTATTTCTCTGAATTGTACAACATTTAATCCAAGAGAATTTAAAGCAGATTCCATCATAGATTCTTCATTTATTTCACTAAGTTTTTGAGCATTGTCTATATTTTCAACAAGTATTTTTAAAAAATTAACATAGTTATATAAATCACTTAAACTTATTTTCTTTCCATTGAATGGAATTATTTTCAAAAAGAATAATTGTTGAAATGACATACTAATAGTAAATTCAAGTAATTGAGCCACACTATTTAACATACTAGAAACAAAACCATTAATATAATCTCCTATATTAACATTAACTACTAATTTTTGGTCAAGTATTTGAATTACTTCTATTATGTCTCTTACTATCTTTGTGTTTTTAACTATTCCTTCTATATCTAAAGCATCTAATCCTAATGTTCCAAATAACTTATGTATTGCTATAGCGTTAGCGTCCATCTGTTCGTGTTCTTTATTGTTTATTATTCTTTTATATGGATTATGAGTAGCGTTCATATACGCATAGTAACTACTAAATGCTTTAGCTAATTTACTATTTCCATAGAAACTAGCTTTTGTTTCTTTTTCTGTTCCAACAGCCCAAGTAACATCAGCATTTTTAATATTATCCATATGAAGAGTTGCTTGTTGTGAAGCTTTTCCAAAATAAGTAATCCAATATAAAACAGTTCTAATAATTCTACAATCTAACTTACTGAAATTTAAACTTTCTATATATTGATTATAAATTTCTAATCTTTTTTTAATATAAGAATTTACTTCATTAAATAAATTATCGTTAAATAAATTAGCGAAAAAATTATTTTTCAATGGATTTTCTATTGAACCACCATAGTAATCAGGTTTAAAACTAAGTCCATAATCTGGTTTAACTGTTGTATCAACTGGAAATTTATTAAAAACATTTATGTATTCTGGATATTCAAATCTGTTTTCAAAATAATTTGTATTATCTTTGAACATTGTTTCAGACATATTCTCTGTAATGTATTCTATTCTTTTATAAGAGTCGGTAAATTCATTAAGTTTATTAACAAAATTTCTTAAATTAGCTTCTCTTTCTTGAATATTCAAATACTGAATTTCTATATTTTTTTTCGCCGGCGCATTTTTTTTAATAAATTGTTTAAAATCTTCTTGTCTTATTATTTCAAGATAACCATCTAAAGTTACCTTATCTTCCATATTTGCTAATACATTTACTAGATTATTTAAGTCTTTAGAATATTTAATTTCAGATTTAAACATTCTTACACAATAATCATTAATAGTCATATCGACTATCTCTGCATACTGTTGAGAATGTTCAAAAATATATCTAAGTTTATCATCTTTATATTTAAAACAAAATGTTTTTTTGAATGTTTCAAAATCTTTTTTAGAATACAATCTATTTGTTAAGTAATTATTAAGGGAAAATGAGTCGTCTTCGAATAAAAAATCAAAATCATTTTTTAGTTTTTGATTAAGCTCATTAAAATAAGCTTGTTTATCTGTTATTTTTTCAGCTATTTTACTCACCTTCCTTTAATATACTTTTTATTGTTTCCTCTAATCTTTTATCTACATTTTCATCTTCTTTTTCTTTGTTTATTATATTTTCTATATTGTACAAAGTTTTTTCATCTGAAGTTATATGATTAAGCATTTCATTATTTGTTATAAATTTTCTTTGTTCTTCTGGTAAAGCTAAGAACCAGTTATAAACATATAACGCACTTTGCAAAATCATAGGATTTTTTGTAACACTTGCCATAAAAAACCTCCATTAAATTATAGGCACATCATCTATAAAACTATTTATTCTTTCCATTAATTGTTTAAAACTAGCTTCAGAATAATTATTTATATTTAAATCATAACTAACAAAATCAAGAGTACTTCTTACTTGACTGTCAAAATCTTCAAATTTATTAAATGTATTTAGATAATCTCTTACAGTTCTTACTCTCATATATTTTTTAGAAGTTTCAGGTTCTGTTTTAGATAAATATTCGATGTTCTTTTTAAATATTTCTTTTATTCTATTTGTAGGAACATTTCTATAAGCAAATAATAAAGCATCATAATAAACTATATTTTCTGGTGTTGGAATAATATATTCGTTTCTATCTAAGTTTAAATCATACGTTTCAACTTCTATGTTTGTTTGTTTTGATTTATTATAATTTTTAAAAGCATAGTTTATATTCTTCACTCCTTTATTTCTATCAACTAAAGGTGTTGTTTCTGTATAAGCTATTTTTTTTGTAGGAGGAATTTTAAAACCATATAAAGTTAATTGTCCAAAATAATCAAAAAATTCTCTATAGTAATTTCCTCTTTGTCCTGGATTAGACGATTTAAATTCATCGCTGTTAAACTTTGAATAGATACTATCAAATCTTGCTAAGTCTTGAGTTATATTTTGTAAAGAATCATAAATTGTATTTTCTATTATACTTTCTAAACTAGATTGTATTTCTTGAGATTCTAATAATATTTGTTTTTTCATAAATGCAAATTGAAGAGCCATTAATCTTCTTGTAATACTATCTTCACCTAATGTATTTTTATTAGCTAATAAATCTTGTATTATTGGATTACTATAAATATTGTTATATTCTTTAACTATTTGGAAGTTATCTTTTTCATTGAAAGGTTTTCCTGACCAAACTTTATTGTAAGTCCAAGGACAATATTGTTTTAACTTTTGATTAGGGTCAAAGAAAAATACACCACATGCTATTTCACTTGTTTTAGAAATACTAGTAGGTACTTTGTTTACAACATATCTATCTCCGAATTTACAAGATGTTATATTATCTAATTGAGTTATATCATCTACACTTGAACCATGAGGAAACGTTGCATTTTCAAAACCACTTTTATTTAAGTCTGTCATTATTTGAGCTGGTTTACATGCGAACAAATCATTAATTCTTTTAGATATTCTTTGTTGCCATGCACATAATACTCTTTCTAAAAGTCCACCTATACATAATCCACTAAAAACTCTTATCTTTTTAAAACCAAGTAATCTTGGTATATTAGCATTAAACAAACCAATTCCAGCACAAAAAGCATATAGATATTGTATGATAGAACGTTTTAATCCTAATTTATTTCTAGAAGTCCACATACAAAGATGTCCAGTTTGATATGTTCTTTCCTTACAACCATTTCTTTTAGTTGTTATAGTACTGTTAACTCCAGTATATTTAGCAGTTCCATCTTTTGTAAAAATTATATCTTTATCTTCTATAGCTTGATTAGATAAAGGTTTAACTCCTTTTTCTCCACCACCCCATAGTAACAATGAACTTAATTCACCATAAGGTATATCTTTGAAATTACAAACACCTAGTTCAGATTCTTCTGAATAAAATTGTTTTATTTCTTCTGCAAAATTAAGTTTATCAATATCTGAAAATATATCTGTTAAAAATAAATTTTCAACAGGAAGTTCGATTAAATATTTCTCTTCTATTGAAATAGGATGTCCTTTATAGTGTCCAAACACATCGTCATAGTTAATTAAGTTTTCAATATCTTTAGGATATTTTTCAGCTTTTTCTCTGAATTCTTTTATTCTTTCAGCTATTGTTTTTGGGTTATAATAATCATTTGGATTAAATTTATTATCAATATCTTTTTCATATTTTAGATTATTTTCTTTAATATCATTCCAAGTAAGTTTTATATCTTTCAAAAAGTTATCAAGAAATGATTCTGGCAATTCTAATCTTAAACCTTTATCTGTTATTACTTTATTATTTAACAAATCTAAATACTTAACTTTTTCTCCTACAAGATTACTATTAAAAACTATATTTCTATTTGGGTCATAAACATTCCCATCAAAATCTATACTATAACCATTTTCAAAATGCATTTTATCTGGATTAGTCACTCCGTTAGTTGTAGTAGGAGTGTAAAGTATTTCATCTACACTCATAGGCAACTCATTTTGTAATAAATCTTTAGCGTCTAAAAAAGCTCTTGGATTAACTTTACCGTTTTCATAATATTTAGGAAAGTTAGGAATATAACTAGAAAAAAAGTTATTTAAATTTTCTAAGTGTTTTAAAAACTCAGAATCAAAAAAAGGTTCAGCCGTTATTTCACTTTCAAGAATATTGTTTTTAACATTTTTCTTTGTAAGTTCTATTTTCTTTTTTAATTCTTGTGTTTTTTTATGTTGTTCTTCTTCAAATTCTTTTTCAGGTATGTATTTATCTTCTTCTTTATCTAATGTATTATCAGCATAAAGATTCTTATAAACACTATTATTTTTATATCTATTAGTCAAAAAATCCATTAGATAAACTCCTTATCGTTTTTTTAGCTTTTTTAAGATTTCTTTCTTTGCCACCGTTAGCTACTCCCATTCTTCCTAAGTTTATACTTAATGGTCCATTATAAGGTTTTTTATTAGGAGTATTATATTCGTTATTGAAAGTTCCAGCATCTATTTTATATCCTTCATTTTTAAAACTTAAAATAAAGTTTCCAGTAGCTCTATCAAATATAGAATCTAAATTTTCTATTAGAGCAAAGTTAGCTAACATTAATGCATCTAACTTATGGTCAATACCAGCAAATACTGGTTGGTCTTTATTATCATATCTATCTATTCTATATTCTTTTAATTGTTCTATTAATTGGTTTTTACCAATTTCTTCTGGTTCAGAAATAATTATTTCTTTCTTTTCAAATCTTTTTTGAATGAAATTAACTAACATTATTTTCATTCTTTTAGGTATTGTAGTTCCAGTCCATATATCTTCATAAGAATAATTTGAAGCAAAATTAACACCTTTAAATATATCTATTTTTCCTTCTTCGAAAAAGTGTTTAGATAATATTTCATTTTGCATAGAACCATGACCTTCATCACAATATACAAAGTCAGCATTAAAATCTCTTTGTAAATTAATTATAGTATTTACAGTTTCGCTTTGTACATCTTTAATAGTTCCATCAGTGCTAAACTTATTAATACTTGAAAAATGTAGTATCTTTAAAGGTTTTTCTACATCTAATGGATTACCACAATATAAACCTAGTACACATACTTGTCCACCATTTTTCCAATCGTTATAATCGCATCCTATGGCTATTTTCCATTTTTCAGGATTAATTAATTCACTTCTTGAATAAACATAATTATAATTTCTAAGACTTTCTTTTATGTCTTCCGTTTTGAAAACTTTACTACTTCCTTCAGAGAATTCAGCTTCAACTTCTAATTTATATCCTTCTTCTGTAAGTGAACTTCTTAATTCTGGTTCGTCATTTACAGCAAAGTTAGGAAGTATACTAGAAGGAAAATGAAATTCTTTCCATTTATCATCAGTCATACACCAGTTTCTAAAGTTAGATTCTAACGCTGATGGAGTAGATGCAACAGTAAAAGATACGTTTTGGTTATCAAGCTTAAATGCCATTAATACTTGATATGCTTGTTCAGGAATATAAGCTCCTTCATCTATAAATACTTTATCAGCAGATTGTCCTCTGATACTATTACCATCTGTTGCAGTAGTAAAACCATTAATTGCAGTTCCATTCCATAAAGTTACTTTTTCAGATGGACTACGTTTTCTTTTATAATCATTTTTATAAGCACTTGTCTTAGAACTTAATAACGCTTCTATTCTATCAAATATTTCAGTAATTAATTTTAATGAGTTTGCAACAACTACTATTTTCTTATTAGGATTTAAACAAGCATAATGAAGAATATCAACACACATTCCTTCTGTATTATGAGTAATAATACCATTAGTTAAAAAAGTATGTGTCTTTTGTACACTAATACTAACAGTATCTCTGAATCCAACTTTATATATATGTTTTATTTTTTCTTCATTATAAAACTTATTTCTAAAAATTCCATCAACTTCTATTTTGAAATAATTAGGATTAAATTCAACTATCTTATATCTATTATTTGTTTTTTGTAATAAAAATCCTATAGTTTGTACAAAGAATTTATTTGTAAACACTTTTGTTTCTAATACACCTTCTAAGAAAAATATAGTATTGTTTTTACTAAGTCTAAAAATATGACTATTAAAATTCTGTTCTTTACCAGCTATCTTTCCAAGAGCTTTATATATTTCATAATTATCATCAGTTATATTTCTATATTTAATATTACTAAAATCTACTGGTACAGTTACTTTATCTCCTATTTTTAAATTTTGAGCTTCTACCCATTCTCCTTTAATTAAATAAGGATGATTAGTAGTAACAGTATCTTCTCTTCCAGATTCTGTAACTATTTTTATACATTCTCTAAAACCATTTTCAACCATACCCCAATTTCTAGTAGGATATATTCTTTTTGTTTTTTCATCATATGTAATTAATAAATCAGTATCTTTTAATTTGTATGCTGGAACTAAACCTCTATTGCTAGTTGCAATAAGTGTATTTTTTTCAACACATTTTCCTAGCCGTCTTCCAAGTCTTTCAACTTTGTTTTTAGCGGTACACAATAATATTTCTTTTTGGTAATATTGATAAAAAGAACGTTTAGGATTATATGGTGTCCAACCTAAAAATTGTTCAGCCCAAAGTAATTTATTATTTTGTATTTGTAAATCAAGTTTATCTTCTTCACTTAAACTATTCATTTCTTCTTTTGATAAAAAAGCATCTAGCGGGAATAGTTTTCCATTTTCTAATTCTTTTGGAACAGGAGTGCAAGATACCTTGAAATTTCCTTTCTTTTTTATATGTGCTTTCATGCATTTCTTGCACATATCTGCTATTTCATAATTTAACGCCATTTTAAAACCTCCTTAACTAGTTTGAATTTTGTCTGCGCTCAAATATTCATTGTCTAATCTAGACATGTCTCTTCTCATATCATTTGAGAAATTTCTATAATATAATTGTTTTTTATATTCTTCTAAGTCATCTCCGCTTCTTTGCATATGTGTTTGAATAGAATGCATAGTAGCTTCGTTAGACTCATAAACATCTTTTCCTGAGTTTAATTGATAATCAACTATTGTTTTAGCAAAGTTTTGAATGGCAGTATCTTGTCCGTGAGATGCTATTCCGCCTATTATTGAACCAGCAATATTTAGTCCAAATGCTAATTTACCAGTTCCAACTTGAGTAATTACTTTACCAAAAGAACTAGAAAAAAACTTTTCAAACACATTTTTTCTAGTTAATGTTTTAGCTATTTGTTCAGCTTCTTCTTCTGTAACAGTGGCAGATACTTTTATAGCACTATCTTTTAAACCGTCCATAACTTGTTTAGAACCACCACCAAGTCCAACAGAATCAATAAGATTCATAAACTTTTTATATACCTTTTTTGAATATTTAGAAACATCATCTCCATTAGCTTCAACAAAACCAGCAACAGTTTTATTATCTTTAGCACCTTCTTTAAGTAAATTATTTAAAGTTTCATATGCTTCTTCTTTAAAGGTACTTTTAACATCAGCACTACCCTTGATGCTATTTACTAATTTATGAACACTATTTCCTACTTTATCAAAATCACTTGCTTTTGTATTTTTGCTATTTATTAATGCTTTTAAATTTGTTTCATTAAAATCAACAAGTTGTCTTTTTCCATCTATTTCTAAAAACATCTTATTATTAGAAAAATCAGCATCTGTTATACCTAATGTTTTAAGCTTTCTAACAGCATCGTTTACATTTTTCTTAGACCAACTTATATTATGCCCAACTATTTCTCCATCTAATTGTAAATTAGCTTTATCTACATTTTTTTTTAGTTCTTGTATTGGTCTTTCATCAAGATACATATGTCTTACTGTACCTTTTTGATAATATTGTTTAGAAGTAGGATTAACAGTTCCTTCAGTAACTTGTTTATCAAATTTTGTTTGATAAAAGAAATCTGTATTTGAAAATAGTTTTCCCATTACTTTATTGTCCCAAATTTTAGTAGTCTCATCTGGGAATATATTTTTAATTATTGGTATTTTATTCAATATACCGACACCAAATCTACTTCCTAATGCATGTTTGTTTAAATAATTAATATTTGCATTTGAAGTCATCAAAGCTTTTTCTAAATGTAAACTTCCAGATTTTGCTAATCCATTATTAGCCCAGTTATCCATCATAGGTTGTAAAATAAACATATTTAAAAAGCTATCTGTTTTAGTAGACTTATCGTAGTCATTAAAATTTTCTTGAAAATATTTTTCTTGTTCTGGACTCATATTATTCTCCTAAATTAATTTTTTCATCATCTTCTAAAACAATAGCATTAGCAATCTCTTCTGTATTAATATCAAAACCTTTATTAAACATTTTGTTTTTAAGTTTTTCTTTAATTGTAGATTGATTGATTTCAGATTCAAGTTTTTTATTTTTCATCTTACTTTCTCTATCAAGTATTAGATTCTTTTTAAGTTTTTCCAATAAACTCATTATCTTTTCATAAGCTATAAAATAATCACTTACTTTAGAATCATATGTAACTCCACCTTTACTATATGTAGTTATATCAGTGGCTATACCTAAATTTGCAATAGCTGCTTCTGCTCTTTTAGCCATATTTTCAAGAGCTATCATATGTCCTACAGATAATTGGTCAGCAAAATCATCTTCTTTTATATCTAGCTCTTTATACAATCCATTAACTAATTGTATTGTATTTGCTTTTTCAAAAGGACATTGCTCTCCTTGTCTTAGACTATTAGCTAAAAATAAAGGACATGTTCTAAAGTTTGGACAATTCTTTTCATTCTTTTTTATAACTTTTAAGTGTTGTTTGTATTTTTCCATAGCAACATCTAATATATCATCATCGTCTTCTTCTTCATTTACTTCATTCTGAAAATCTTCTAATGTTTTACTAACATCTATATATTCAACATTGCATCTAAGCACTTGATTATTTAAATTGTCTTGCTTATGTTTAGTTAAAAATTTATTTATTTCACTTTGAAGTTTTGGGTCTAAAGTAGAGACTTTTTTTAAATCATCTATTGTTATTTCTATTCCGTCCATTATTTCATTAACTTCGTCGCGAACAGTTAATTGTTTCTCTTCTTTCATTTAAAACCTCCGTTTAGTATAAGAACATTTCTATATAGTTTATTACAACTTTATTAATGTACTTAAAATAATTACTTAAATCTCTGAGTTCTTCTATATCATTATTGTTTAATATCATATTTTCATGATATTTAATAACTTTAATTATGTTCTCTGTCGTGTTTTCAAAATATCCTTTTTCATAATTATATTTTTCTATGTGAATTTTAATTAAATTATAAATAGTCTCTATATTTTCTAATATAAATTCATTTGTAAAATTAAGTTCATATAATAAATATAAATAAGGACTGTGTTTCATTTTTATATCATATTTATTTTTATATATAGTTTTTTTAGATTTTAAACTATATTCTTGTTTGATAAAATTAGAAACATCAAAAACAAAAAGAGTTTTTTCTAGTTCTAAGTTTTTCATTTTAATTATCTTTTTTGATTTATTCAATTTAAATCTAAAAGGTAAATTAATTTTTTGTTTAACTCTTGAAAGAGTAGATAAACTAAGTATGTATTCTCTTTCCATTTTTCTTCACCTTAACAAATTTATCTGAATCTATTTTTTTATGTAACTTAGCAAGATTTTTTCTATACTCATTAGTTGTTTCGTCATATAGTTTTAAAAAATCTTCTTTTGGTTTTTTTATTTTAAATCCAGAATGTTCTTCTATTTTATCTTTTATTTTTTCATAAAGATTACTTTTTAAATCTTTTGCCCATATTGTAAATAATAGTATATGTTTCTTTTTACACTGTTCTTTTTTAATTTGGTCTCTATGTTTTTGTTCTTCATCAGTCTTATGTTGCTTACCTTGAAATTCAAATGCAATCATTAGATTAGGATAAAACAAATCTAATTCTAATGGCATATGAGTTGCTGGATTATAAATACCAGCATCTCTATAGTTGAATTCAACTTCTTCTTTTCCAAAGCATTTTTTTAAATACTTTCTAAGAAGTCTCTCACCAAAACTAAGCATTTAATTATTCCATATAATAAGACTTACATCATCAAGAACTACTTCATCAGAGATTTTTTTAGCAGTGTATGGTTCAGCATCAACATATATCATAAAATCTAAAGGAACACTAAGAATATTTATTATACTTATAATTCCATTTTTATCAGATTTATATTTTACTCCATTCATGTCTTCGAAATGAATTGTTAATCCAGGATATTTGTCAGATTTTAAATTATATTCATTATCTTCTTCTGGTTTAAATTCATATTCTATATTATCTCTAGTTACCACTAATTGAATTTTTACATTCTTAGCAGGTGTTCCAACTGGTGACAATTCTAATCTTTTGTTAACGTGGTCACCATTATATAAATCAATACCATCAAAAAGGTAATCGTTAGTGTCATAACTTCCATCCTTGTTTTTCTTACTTAAAATTATTTTGTTTTGCATAGTTGCCTCCATTAGTTTTTAAATTCTTTTTAACTATCTTAGCACAACATAAAAAAAAGAGGAAATTAATCCTCTAGTTTTATTATTTCGTCTCTTATAAAATCTTTTATTTTTTCAACATTAGTATCTCTGTATTTATCATAATACTTAGCTGTACAGTCTTTTATAAATTCTTCTTGTTCTTCTAATGTCCAAGTTAAAAAGTCTTTTTTATTGTTTACTTTTGCAGTTATTATAGTAAAGTTATATAAGAAATGTTTTACTCTATTTTTAATAGAAAGTTGTATTGCATTTCTTGTAGCTTGAGTACTTTTTATTTTAAAAGGTATTATAGAAACCATTCTTTTATTTCCAGTATTCCAGAATTGAATTACTGTTTTATTTAATTTTTCTATATCTATTCTTAATGAATCTATCTTTTCATCATTTTTATAAAAATCTATTTTACAAGGGACAAACTCTTTATATATAGTAACAGGAACTTCACTATAAACAAATCTTTCTATTTCATTATTTAATTTGTCTGGTTTAATTTTTATCTTATCAGCTTCAGTACAAGTAAAGTAAACATTAGATTCAGATTCTAATACAACTTCTCTTTCGCTTTTTATATAAAATAGTGATTCATTATTTGTATTTATATCATCTATTGATACTTTAGAAATAGTTTCTTTAGGAATGTAATTTGCGTTTTCAAACTCTATTTCTCCAACTTTATCTTTATAAATAAATCTATTTAAACCACTTTCTTTTTTAAATCTAAAACTTATATCTCCGTTAGAATTATATTGTGGAACTATTATGTGTTTTTTAGTTTCAGTTATATGTACTAAATTAGGTTCTAAGTTTTTAAAATCTATATTACTTCTATTTATAATATTTATTGAATTAACCAAATTAAACTTAGTATATCCTTTTGAATATTCTAGCCTTTCATTAATATCATTAAATAAATTTAAATAGTATGTTTTGATTACTTTTTTAAAATTAAATCTTTTCTTAATTAAACTTAATTTATATGAACCTCTATTAAAAGAATTATATGTATTTAACCCTTCTTGTAGATTAATTTTATTTATAATTCCATTTTCATCTTCTATTTCTAAAACATATTCATAACCGTTTTCTTTATTGTTTAAAATAATATTAGAAGCTTCATTTAATTGTAAAATGTTTAATTCATTGAAGTTTAAGTTTTCTTTTGCTTCAACTATAGGAATTATATTTAATAACTTTCTTTCATAATAAACTAGCTTATTTTCATTATTATATATTTCTAATATTACAAAATCAAAAGTTTTTAAATCTTCTTTTAAAACTTTTATTGATTCATATTTATGTTCTATATTTTTTTCAACAAGTAATTCATTTCCGTTATATAATTTTATTTTATATTCATCTAATATCTCAGTATTTATATTAACTTCTATTGTGTCTGTATATTTTATAGAACTTTTAAAATTCTTATTTTCATCAAATAAACTTATTTTATTATCTGCAAATAATTCTTGTTTAACTATTATGTCTGTATTTTTTATTTTAAATTCTAATTTAATTGAATTAGGTTTAATAGGTGTAGTTATTCCTTTTATTGTGCATATATAGTTATTTATAGTTCCATACTTTAATTTATTTTTTAATATGTTTTCATATTCATCAAATACTCTTATAAATTCTATATCTTTAAAATTATTTAATTTTATTTCTAAATCAAAAGAGTTATTTTTAATTATATTGTTTTTTGAATTTAATGTTTTATATTCTTCTATAATGTTATCATTATAGAAATTAGCTTTTATGTTTTTAGATACAGATTGATAAATGTTATTATCATCAACAACGTTTAATTCAAAATCTAATTCTTCTATTATGTTTAAGTTATTTGTTCTGTTTATTTCTATGTAATTATTCTTAGTTATTATATTAAAATTAGGATTTGAATAGTTTACAGTTATTCTAGAAAACTCATCTTTCTTAATATATAAATTATAAGAGTTTAACCCTGTTGTTATTTTTGTTGGACATTCTAATAATAACTCGTTTTTCTTTTGTATTGTTAAATCACATATTTTTTCGTTTATACCTTCATGAAATATTTCATATACTTTTTTATCTGGACTTACTTTAAAATTAAAACTAAAAGTTCTATTATTAGATTTAACTTTTTGATATTTAATTATATCATTACTTTTAGCAACTATATTAGATTCTGTTTCTTTTACTTCTTTTGTTTCATTTAGAATTTCAAAATTAATAGTAACATCATCATTTCTTGTAACTATGTTATATACATTATTATCTTTATATAAATTATAATTTTCTATATTTACAAGAGACGCTTCTACTTTCTTAAAGTTCTTTTCTATTTTAAATTCTTTTTCTATTTTATTTTCAAATTCGTCTTCAAATATTAATTTATAATTTTCAAGTCCTTCATTTATAGGAATTTCCATTTCAAAATTATAAATATCTTTACTTATTCTTTTACATATATAATAATTAAAATTAAAATTCTTATTTCCTTTTTTTAACTTTGGAATAAAGTAAATATTTTCTGGAGTATTTTTATTTAGTTCGTTATCAAAAAATAAAGAATTTGTTTTTAAAATAAACTTCTCTGTTTTATAAGAAACTCCCAATATATTTAAGTTTCCATCAAATATACCAACTTTTTCACTTATTACTTTTTTAGAATCGGTTTTAATCAGAACAGTATTTTCATTTTTAGAGAATATTAAGTTTGATTTATCAAAATTTAAAATAAGTTTCTTGTCTTTATCTAAATCTCCAGATACATTACTATTATTTACATACTTTAAAAAACTATAATCAAAACCATCAACGCCTAAATCAAATTCAAATAAGTCTTGTGCGTTACTGTTTAATACCACTTTTATTAAAATTAAGTTATTAAATTCTAAAGTTTGTTGTTCTAATATATTAGTTTGTTCTTCTTTTACTTTTAACAATCCATGATTTTCTAAAATATTTTTTTCAAATAAAGTTAATCTGTTTTTATCTAACCATATATAGAAATGTTTTCTAGAATCTGAGTTAATATATTTAAAACCTGAAGTAACTTTATTTTTTTCGTTATCAAATAATTCAAACGTTTTTTCTATTGCTGGAGTTGTGTAATAGTTATTATATTTCTCTAAATCAATAGGTTCCATTCCATCAAATTTAATTTTAGAAAGTTTTTTATCTGACTGAATTAATAAAATTTTATTTACAGGTTTTATTACTTTTACATTTTCACCTATATAAAATAAGTTATCATCTTTAATTTTTCCATCTATTTTTATAGAATCTACTTTTTCATCGCTTACTAAAAAATAATCTTTTAATGTTATTTCTGGAATAACATTATCTAATTTTACAAAACATTCATTTGAAACTAATTCTTTCTTATCATTTAAAACAAAAAATAATTTAAATTCTTTTACTAGAATATCTTGGACTATAGTTTTTAAATTTAAACTAAAACTTCTTTTTGTATTGTTAAAAGTTCCTATATTAGTTCCTTCTTTTTGTTTTAAAATATTATTTTCTTCGTATTGAATAACTGGTTTTAATGTAGTTACATTTCTATGTTCATAAAAAATAGTTATAGGTTCTTCTAATGTTTTTATCTTAAACTCATTATTAAGTATAAACAATGAAGTGAAAGTATTATTCTTTGTTGTTATTTTATATTTTCTATAATTTGTATTATCAAAGTTATCTTTTAAAAAAAAGTGTAAATAAGTAAAACCATTTTTAAATATATCTTGAGAAAGAGTATCTTCTAATTCAGTAAGTTTATTATTAATTATAGGAATATAAACTCCTGGTTCAACTAATTCTTTATGACTTATTTTAAAACTATAACTAAGTATATTATTTGAATTAACTGATAAATTAAATTTAATTTTATCTTGTTCCGTAGATTGCAGTTCATATATATCATCTAATAAAATAGAGTTTTGTATATCTATATTAAAACTAGTTGGTTTAGTATGTAATACAAAATATAAAGGATTTCTTTTTGTACTAAGTATTGTTATTCCACCTTGTTTAAATTCAAAGTATATTCTGTATTTAGATTCTTCCTCTATTGGATTTTTAAATTCTATATTTTTAAATTCTATTAAATTACCTATTGTTCCATATGCACTATTGTTAAAACTATATTTACCATCTATTTCTTTTTCTATTATAAGTATACAATCATTTATAGGTAAATCAGTTATTTCATCTAAATAAAACTTTAAATTAAAAAAAGTTAAATTTGTTTTAATAACTTTTTGTTCTTCGTATATTATATTATTGGTTTCATTATCTTTAAATAGATTAAAATAATATTTTATTTTACTCACCTCTCTTGGCTTTTTATTTTATATCATATACTAAAAATAAAAAAAGAGGAACTTAAGTCCTCTTATCTTATCACTATTTTTATTATTCCAAACCAATATAGCTGAATTACAATCAAAATAATTTCAAGTATTAAAAGTGTATAGAACCAAAAACTATCATACTTTTTAAATTTATATGACAAATGCAAAGAAAGTAACATAATTATATTTATTGCAATTAAAGAAATGTATCCTGAAAACGTTATTAACTTGGTTAAAAAAATAGCACTCATTGTTAATTCAAACATATAACATCACACCTTTTTAATAATCACCAAATAAAGTATATTTAGAAAATTTAATTTTTCTTTCAAAATCTTCATCGTTATACTTTACAAGACTTGTTGTTTCTATTAAATTATTATCTTTATCTAACATATGGTTTCTTAAAAAGAATGTAAAAATATAATTTATTCCTTCTTCTAGCCAAACAAGATATGGTATATTATGTAATCTCATAGTTTCTAACTTTGCATATTTGTTATATTTATCTTCATACTTTTTAGTCAAAACCCAATATTTTCTTTGTGTTTCATTGTGAACTTTAGATTCTATAATTCCAAAATCTTTTAATATTTTATGCATTGGATTAGCTTTTATTCCATAAGTTTTAGCTAGTTCACTAGTTGTATATTTCATATCCATTTTTATACGAGATAATAAATAAGAATTATAAACATCTACTTCATGTTTTAAATCTTCATTTTCTTCTTTTACTTTTTCTACTTTCTTTTCAAATTCAGCCATATAATAACTTCTTTCAGCTTCAGTTTTAGACTTTACTATATTAAGTATAAGTCTTTCATCTTCTGTAATGAAATTATTATTTTTGATTGCATTTTCCATTTCATTGAACTTATTTATGTACTTTAACTTAAAATCGTTATAGCCTTGAATATTAAACATATAAAGTATAAAACCATCTTTTGTTAAAAGGTATTCTTTTCTTTCTTCACCTTTTTTATCCTTGTAAATACTAGATATTATTAACGAGCTCAAATTTGAGTCGGTTGAATTTTTTAATATCTTTTCAATATCTCTAATAATATTTTTATGTAACTTACCTAACTCATTAGCAATAATTCTGCTACTGATAACCAACGTTCCGTTAAAATCAAAAATTTCATTCATTGTTAATCACCTATTTTTCCTTTATCTTTTAAATAATCATACTCTTGTAAAACAAATTGTCTAACTAATTCAGCTTTTGATATTTTGTAAAAACTACATAATTCTTCCATTTTATCAAATGTTTCATTATCTAATAAAGCAGAAATAGCTTTTACTTCCTTTCTACTTTTCTTTTTTGGTTCAATTATTAACGCCATTTTTTCACCTCAATATTTTTATTTTCTATAAACAAATTATAAACTATAAAATTTATTTTGTCAAGTGAAAAAATAAAAAAAGAGATAAAATTTTATCTCTTAATTTAACAAACTCAATAAAGTATCCAAAGGAGCTTTTGCTACAGTACAAGTAATTTCATTTTTAGGAACTCTGATTTTATGATTATCAACATCAGTTAATTCATAAGTTACATTATTAACTCTATGTATCGAGACAATTAAATCTTTGTCAAATGATTTTCCTGTGTCACTAATATATTTACTAGGAAAATCTATATCTATATATTTTATAAAAAATGCAGATAGTAAACTGGCAGAAAATAAATCAAGCTTTTCAGCTTCAAAAATTATATTAATTTCTCTTCCTTGAATCTTTTTTCTCATTTCATCTACTGTAGTAACTTCAGTTGATTTTACTAATTCGTCTATTATCTTTAATAATTTATCTTGGTCTATTATCATATCTTATTCACCCTTGTTTCTCCAAATAATATTTCATGCCCTTCTTGGAATTTTTCAGCATCAAATTTAGATTTTTCTCTTTGATAATCTATCATTAGATTCTTTAAAAATTCAATATTTGTAATTTCATCAATTAATAGTTGTAATTTTTCAGTATTGTTTATTCTCATTTCAACTATATCTATTGAATCTTTTAATGTTTCACTTAATGATTCTTTTGATAGTTTATCAACTATTTTTTCAGTCATAAAATCTAAATGTTTAAAATCCATTCCTGGAACATCTTTAGCTTTTTTAACTAAAGTAAAAATAATGTTGCCTTTTAAGTTAGAATATATAATGTTTCTAGCAGCCATTATTTTTTCTAAATTTTGTTTTTCTTTATCTATAACTTTCATTTTTCACTTCCTTTGTTTTGTTTTCTTTCACTTTTAAAGTATACATTATAAAATACATTTTGTCAAGAAAAATTTTAATAAAAAAAAGTCGAGCCTCGCGACAAGCTCAACTTCTTAAAAAGGAGTGCATAAATATGAATAATCAAAATTTGAAAGGAGGTGATTTAATTATGCATTAAAATTGTACACTATTAAAAATTAAATTGCAATTTTTGAGAGGCAACGTTTTAAGTCGCCTCTCTGTCTATATAAAATAAGGAGGTCTAAAATGTTAAAAATTAATTGTAAAAAAAGACTATTGAAAATTTTTATCTTAAAAGGAGAGTAAAAAAATGAAAAATAAATATTAACTTTTAACAAATTAAATATATCATATAAAAAAATAAGACGCAATTTTTGACGAGGTTAAAAATTTTCTCCGCCGGCGCATTTTTTTATTCAAAAATAATTAATTTATTTTTTTGTAAACTTTGTTGAATATTAATAACTCTTTGATTTGTGCTACCTCTCCATTTAATTTCTAGACTTTTTTGTTCTAATATAAACTTACCATCTATTAAAACATCACATAATTTTATTAATTTTAATTTTTGTTCATCAGATAATATTTCTTCAAAAGTAAAACCACTCCAAATCCATATATTAATCCATGGACATTTTTCTTTTACTTTATTTATAAAATCACATAATGGTTCTATATTATCTTTATAAGTAGGGTCTCCTCCTAACAAACTTAAACCGCTAACTGTTCCTTTGTATTTTGTTAGATAATTTATAATTTCATTTATTTGAATATCAGTAAATTCTTTTCCGTGATTTTTATTCCAAGTTTCTTGATTAAAACAACCTTTACATGCATGACTACAACCACTTACAAATAAACTTACTCTTATACCTTTTCCATTAATCATATCATTATATTTAATTCCAGAATAATTCATTTAATTCACCAGATTTTATTTATTATATTTTAATTCGTATAATTCTTTTAACATTTCTAACAATAACTCATGGTCTCTATAACAGCCACATTTCTTATCAAGTTCTAAAAGTTTTTCAGAACAATGTTTTATAGAATCTTCTAAATCTTGTTTTGTATAATTCATTTTTTACCTCCAAGTTTTTAATCTAAAAAGCCAGTAAATAATACTGGCTTTAAATTCCAAGATTACCCCACTATAATCTAATGTCCTTAAGGACTGTTTACTCGAGCAAATATTATTATATCAAAGAAAAAACATATTGTAAACATTTAATTAGTAATATTCCAATAACAAATATTAAAGTAACTATTATTTCTTCTTTATTGTTCATTTTGAATATGTTTCACTCTATTAATTACTTCTTGTTGTTTTCCTTTATTAAATGCACGAGCATTTGGTTGACTAAGGTAACCGCAACATTTATACCCCAGATTTCTCTGTATTTGTTCAGGGATTAGAGCACACCTTCTACTCTTAGAGTAGTCTATATTATGCTCGTTGAGCCTTCTCTTATTTTTCAATAAAAGCTTGGCTGCTGATTATCCATTAATTAAGTCGTTAGCACTTTACATTTGTAAAGCTTTTATTTCAGCATAGACAATCTAAATATTTTTTTCTACTTTCGTAACATTCACGTTTATACTTTCGTATTGCGTTGTAGTATATTTAGCTTTAGGAGTTTCCAGCATTTTAATAGATTTTGACACTATATCGCTATAGTGAAAGAGCTTTTAAGTTAACCCTACGTATTACCGACATTTGAGTACCATCATGGTTTCCACAATTAGGACAAGTAAACCCTTCTTTTGAAGCGGTAAATTCTCCTTTGTATCCACAGATATGACATTTATCTACAGGTTGATTTATTCCCATATAATGTATTCCAACACTCTTTGCATATTTTAATATATCTTTAACAGCATCTAAATTATTTTTTAAACTATCTGTTTCTATATAACTAATATGTCCACCAGCTGCTAATTTATGACCAGGAGCTTCTAGTCTTAACTTTTCAAAAGGACTTATGTTTATTCTTGAAGAAACATGGAAAGAGTTATCATAGTAACCTTTATCTGTTATTCCTTCGATTGGACCAAACTCTTTAAGGTCTAAACTAGCGAATCTATCACATAGTGACTCACTCGGAGTGCTGTAAAGGGCGAATCCTACGCCAGTTGCTAGTTTAAATTCTTGTACTTTGTTGCTTAAATATTCTAATATCTTAAATGTCTTTTTATGAACCTCTTCATCTTCTGAAAAATCTTTACCATATAATAATTGAGAAACTTCACTTAATCCTATATATCCTATAGAGATAGTTGCATATCCACCATATAACAAATCTTTAATTGTTTCTCCTGGTTTCTTTTCACATATAGCTCCATTTTGCCACATTATAGGAGCAACATCAGAAGTTGTTTTAGACATATAGTCTATTCTAAATAAACTATTTTCTTTTGCTAATTCTAACATTCTATCAAGTTCTTTATAAAATCCTTCTTCGTTTCCTTTATTTTTAATAGCTATTCTTGGTAAATTAATAGTTGTAGCACCTACATTAAATCTTCCAGCATATTTTGGTTTTCCTTGTTCATCAATCCATCTACTTAAGAAGGCGCGACAGCCCATAGGTACGACGATTGCGTTCTCTTTTATTTCTAAATCACTAGGGAATAAGATGTCAGGATAAATTGATTTAGTCATACACTCAAATGCTAATAATGATATATCGTAGTTAAGGTCTTCTTCGTTAAAGTTATGACCATCCCACATTGTATAAACTATTTTAGGGAAAATAGCAGTTTCTTTTTTAGGACCAAAACCAGCCATTCTTGTTTTTAAAACATATTTTTGAACTAATTTTCCTTCCCAAGATGTTTCAGTTCCTATACTTACTGTAGTAAATGGAGTCTGTCCATTTACCGTTGATAATGAGTTAATTTCGTACTCTAATCCTTGCATAGCTTGTTTAACTGATTCTTCCGTCATATCACAAGCATACTTATAAGCTTTAGGATATCTTTTTTGACATTCTTCATTATCGTGTTCTATTACTTCTAAATCACACTCTTCTATTCCAGATATATATTTTAATCCATTAAAATAATGCTTTTTAAAACTCTTTTTAATATAAGGAACTAACGTTCTATCTAAATAAGGAACTGTACATCCACCAAAAGTATTTGATGAAACAGAAGCAATTATTTGTACTATATGTCCAACAGCTACTTCTACAGAGTTTGGTTCAGACATAAGAGCATTACCAATTTTACATCCACCTTTCAACATATTTTCTATATCGCACAACTCGCAATTCGTTTCTCTAAAAACAAGATAATCTAAATCATGTATATGCAATTCTCCTTTTATATGAGCTTCTGCTAAATGTTTAGGCAATACTTTATTTAAATAAAATTCTTTTGAACTTATTCCAGCAAGTAAATCTCTTTGAACTGAAATAGTTTTAGCATCTTTATTAGCGTTTTCATTTAGTATACTAGAATCATTAGCATCTACTAAGTTTGATATTTTTTTATAAATACTCTGTTCTTTATTTCTTAAATCTTCTTTTAATGTTCTATAACTTTGGTATGCCATAGCTACATCTTTATCAGAAGAACTCATTAATTTTTTTACAACTAAATCTTGTATTTCTTCTACTGAAATATCTTTACTTATTTCTTCTATTTGATGTGATATTTTATTTATTAATTCTAAATTAGGTTCTTTAGGTAGAGATTTATATGCAGCACTAATTGCTCTCTCTATTTTTTCTTTATCGAAATTCATAACTGTTCCGTTACGTTTAAATACTTTTTTCATAAAATCATGTCCTTTCTAGTTAATAAAAGGCTACTTTCCTGAAGTGCAGAAAAATAGCCATGTTGTGTTGTTTTTTACTTTAATAAATTATAACATTTTAGAGGAAAATTTCAAGTTAAATATCTTTAAAAATGAGTTCAAGTTTTTCAACAATTTCTTTTGAAAAATTAGTTTTAAACTCATTTATTTTTTTAGTTTTAGGTTTGATTATTTTTATTTTTCTTAATTCTCCTTGTTTGACTTTTATAGGCATATTTTTATTCCTCTTTTATATTACACAATTCTTTAAAGTAAGGAATTGTTAAACACCAATCACAAAACTCTTGCCACTCAGGTAATCTATGAGTTCTTCTTTGTTTATACATTGTTTTTAATTGTCTCATATTTGTTGTAATACCCGCTTTTATTTTCATACCATTAGGAGTAGACATAAGAAGTCTTAAATAATTATCCTGAGTTTTATTTAACAAATATTCTTCTTTTGCTTCTAAAAAAGCTTCTATCGCTTTTGGAGTTGTAAATTTATCAAAAAAAGTTTCATCTCTTTTTGCTACTGTAAACTGTAAACTTTGTGAAGAAATATAATCTTTATGATGATATCTTTGAAACTCTACAGTAAATTTATTAGTAAAATCCCCGTCGAATTGAATTATTATTCCATTAAGAAAATTATCATGACCTTCTCCAATTGGAGTGCTTCCTAATCTAATAGCTCTTTTTAGTAGTTGTTCTTCTGTTTCTTCTTTATCTTCTATTATCATAGGGAAACCACTTACTCTAAGGGCATTTTTAAAACCATACATAACTCCTTTCGTTATCATTTTGTTTTTACTATCTTTTAATTCTATTAAATCTTTCATTATTCCTCCCAAACTATTATTTTTTCGTCAACATCAGAACTAAGCTCTTCAATTCTTTTTTCGAAAAGTTTTCCATTTTCCATATTTTCTACATATGTTAAACGCCATTTAAATTTATCACTTTTCCAAGAATTAGATTTTTTTCTAACCATATTTCCCAAAGCTCTTTCGTTGCCTCCATATTTTTCAGCAACAGCTTTTGCAGAATTACTTAAAATAACTTTTTCACCGTTTGTTATTTTAAAAAATTTAGCACAACCTTTATTATAAGCATTTATACTTTTAGTAACTATTCTTAAATTATCTTTAGAGTAGTTACCATTATTATTTGTTCTATCAAATTCTATATTTTCAATTCCATATTTTTTAGCTTTTATTCTAAAATCATCTTTAACAAAATTATAAAACGAAACAGAATCTTCGAATTCACACCTTATACCTCTTCCGCCATATTGATGGTAATGCGTATTATTTTTGTTATTACACCTTTCTTTTATATTATGAAACCGTCTTAATATTTCTTCTTTAAAATCTCCAGTTGATGATTTTATGCATATATTATTGTAATTATGTTGAAAATTTTCTTTAAAATATTTTTCTCCTATTTTAATATATGTATTACATACAAGACATTTTCCATATAGATAAAAAGCTAAATATTTATCTCTTTTAGCAAAAAAACATTTAAAATCTCCAATTGTTTTATTTTTATAATTTTTTAAATAATCTTCTTCACAATTTTTATAAGAATGATTAAACATATTATCTGCTAAAGATTTAAAATCTGCTACGTAGTAGTGACCGCAAATCTTGCACCTTAATTGAAACAACCAACCTCTATGATGATGTTTTATAAAACCTACAACTTTATAATCTCCAAATTCTTTATTTAAATATTCGTATATATAATAGTTAATGTCACAATTCAATTTACTGTGAAATAATGTATTTGTTTTTAGTTGATTTTTAATATTGTTTATACCTACTATTTTTTTACAACCGCATTTTAAGCATTCTACTAAATAATAATTATTGTTATTATTTCTATAAATAAATTTAATTATTTTAAAATCACCATAAATTTTTCCTATTTCGTTTTTTTGAGTATCTGTTATTTTAACCACCGCCTTTTTATTTATATGTTTATTGTAAAACATTATTTATAATAAGTCAAGATTAAAATAGAAAAAATATATCTTTTTTACCATCTCCTTATTTGTCATAATCTCCGATTTCTTCCGTATATTGACTTTTAATTAGTTGTCTTAAAACTTCTGTTCTAGTCAATCCATTTTTTTCTGCAATAAAAGTTAACCAATCTATTACATCTTTTTCTATTCTAAAAGTAATAGTAGTAAACTTATCTTCCTTTACTGGTTTTTTTAATTTCATATCATCACTTCCTTTTATTTGTTATAATACAATTATAAACTATAAAGTGTAAAAAGTCAAGAAAAATTTTAATAAAAATAAAAAAAAGACTAGAATTTTTTCTAGTCCAAGGAAAAGATGTATATTTTGGCAACAAGCTCAAGGTTCTAACTTGAATCTTTCAGTTTTGGAGACTGATGTTTTAACAATTAAACTAGCTTGTTATATGGCGGACGTACGGAGAATTGAACTCCGATTAACCGATAGACAGTCGGTTGTAATAACCATTATACCATACGTCCATGGCTGGAAGTACGTGATTTGAACACGTGACATTCTGATTTTATAATTTTTTTAACCCCTCTTTTATTTCATAATCTTCAGCAAAACATATATTTTTTTCTTGATTGTTTTTAGGTTTTTCCAATCTTAATCTTTTACCTACACCACATTCTTTAACATCAATCAAATAACATTCTCCATTGTAAGTTGTTGCAAAAAAATCTATTTCTTCACTTGTATAAGGTTTGCTAACGGATTTACCATTAACTCTGTTGGAACTTTTAGCCGTAAAGCTAAAACAACTACCGTCTTCTGAAATTTGCGACATTTTACACTGTATTTTATAAAACTGTCCCTTGATTTCAACAACAAAATCATATCTTTCACAATCACCATAAGGATTTAATACGTTTATTCCAAGCTTTAAAAAAGCTAGCATTACTTCAACTTCAACTATATTACCTTTTTGTTTACTATTCATAAAAAAATTAATTATAAAATCAGACGCTCTAACCAACTGAGCTAACTTCCAATATTGTACTTTTACTAGGACGGCGTATGTTCTATTCCGTTTATTCCTTGCGTAAAAGTCACTTGTAAGATTGAAACCTATAACGAACATACAAGGAAATAGGCTTTGATTGAACTTCTTCTTACTTAAGTTTTGTATAGACATTATAAACTATTTATTTTAAAATGTCAAGAAAATTTTTAAAATCTTGAAAACTATAATATTTCTCATTAATTTCTAATATAGGAGCTGACATGATTCTTGATTTAGAACCAACAATCATAAGTTCTTTTTCATTTTGAACTTCTTCAAAATCTATTCCTTTATTAGTAAGTATCCATTTTAATTCATTACAGTTTGAGCAGTTTTCTTTTGAATATACTTTAATCATTATAACACATCCTTTGGTAATTTATCTTGTAGTCTTTTTAATTCTTTTGCTTTTTTTATAAAATCTTTAACGTCAATTATTACATCACGACCTTTTTTAAAGTCTGAGTTTTGTTCTTTAGTTAAAGGAATATATTTGTGTATTGTATCACAAAGTTTTAAATTTATCTTTTCAAGATGTTCTTTAGCTACATAAAAAGAATCTTTATCATCTTTCATTTTATTAGAATCTAATAAAGTATAAACTTCATGAAATAACATATAGTTTTCACTTAAATCATCATAACTAAAAGTACAAAGATTTCTATCTAGTAATAATAATAAAAAGAATGCTCCAGCACTAATTATAGGACCACATATATTAATATTTACTTTTATTCCTAATTGTTTTAATTGTTTAAATCTATTAAGCATCATGAACATTAAATGAACATCTCCACCTTCAGAATTAAAATCAATATTTAAATAAATATCTTCTCCTTCTTGAGATAGCATTATTACATCGTCAAACTGAGCTTCTACTTCATCCCAACCTAATCCTGTTTTAGCTTCTTCAGGTAGATTAGTTTCAAATGAAAAATACATCATATTAATATTTCTTAACAACATTATTCATCAACCTCTTCTCTTTCTATTAGTGGTAATATTTTATTTTGCTTTAATAAATCATATAAGAATAACCTTCCTTTTTGAGTCCAACAAGTATATGTATTACTATCTGGAGTCCCATCTGAATGATTATATGAAACTGTTTTAGTTTTAGTATAACCTTGAGTTTGATGTTTTTCTTTTAATAACCAAATCTTTCCTTGTTTATATTGAACATCTAATTCTTTTAGCTTCTGATTCATTTCTATTCCAGTCATTCCATAATCTTTAGCTATTTGAGTAATAGTTAATAATTCTTTACTTTGTAAAATCTTATCATAATAGTTTTCTTTAGGTTCCATTTCTAATATTCTTTGTTGTTTGATTTTATTATCCAACTCAAGTTTTTCTATTTGTTCAGCTTGGTCTGCTGCTAGTCTTAACGCTTCAGCAAACGTTCTAGGAGTTGTTAGTTCTTTTATTTTAAAATAACTACTTATTAAAATTCTTTGAATCTCCCAAGACAAATCATCTGAAAAAGTTTTTGTTAAAAGTAAATAACCAGATTCAGTAAAAACATTAACTTCTTTAACGTTGTTTGGTATAAAATTCTGAGACGTTTTAAACGACTCAGAAAATTCTGTTGGAGTTAAAGAAAAATAGTCGTAATCTTTTAAAAACCTTTCTTTGTTTCTATTAAATAATTCATTTATTCTTTTTACTTCTTTGTTATGAACTTCTGAAATATCCCAAACAGTTACGACTCTTTTGTTTTTATATTCCTTTACTAAAATTTCTTTGTCTTTTATTATTATATTAGACATATTAAACCACTTCCTTTTTTTAAGATAAATATATTATACACTAATAAAAGTATTTTGTAAATAGTAAAAATAAAAAAAAGATTGGATTTATTTATCCAATCTAATGCTAAATACGTGTATGTCTTTATCACATACTACTCCAAATAATTGACTAACATAACTTTCTGGAATATTAAGTCCTCTACTTGCATATTCATCCGCTCCTACTAAACTAGCATTACGAGCATACTTATCAGTAATAAGAGTGCTATGTATATGTCCAAGAACTACGTAATCTATGTATTCACGTTTTTCATTAAACACCTTTAGTTTAAGTTTACTTATTTCATTATCAATATTACTTTGATTAATTTTATCACCATGTATTGCTAATATGTTAAAATTTTTATTAATTTTTAACACGTTCTCAAAAAGATTAGAACCATTAATATTAAAAGTAACTTCTGGTATTAATTCAAAATTAGTTTTTAACATTTCATATATCATATAGTCTATAGAGTTTTTAGCTTCACTATTTATATTAGTATGAAACTCATGAGAATCAAATCTACTTTCATTTCCTACTACTCCACTAATAACTATGTCATTCAAACTAAACCTGAACGACTCTATAAATTCTCTAATTAAATGATAACAATAAACTCCAGCTTCTATTTCTACAAATTGTGCAGCACTTTTCATATCACGTCTATGTTGTGCATGAATAAAATCTCCCAATAACACTATATGTAAAGTACTAATATTATAAAGTTTTAGATACTTACATACATGTACACTTAGACGTGTTAGTCTTTTACGAGCTTCTTCAAAATCAAAACGATTACCGTCCAACCAAACAGTCTTACCTATATGCCAATCACTAAGAACAAGAAAACCTACATTTTTTTTCCCTTCTCTTCCTAACAACTTTTCTTCTTCTCTTTCTGTTTCAGCAAAATCCATCCATACATTTTCTCTACTACCACATATTAGTTCATTAATACTTTCTCTCCATGAACGCATTTCTTCTTCCGCTCTAAACTCACGTCTTTCTATTGCACGCAACGCAGTGTTTTCATCACGCAATCTTTGTATACTCTTTTTTAATCTTTTATATTCTTTCGTAATATAGTCTGTTCCAGCTAACACACGTTCTTCTATCTCAGCTTCTTTTTCTTTTTTCCACTTTTCTATTTCTTCACTACTTAGCATTCTATATCCCTTATGCCACTCCTGGTAACGACCTTTCTTTCCCTTAAGTAAAGGATTAGTGTATCTCAATAGTCTCTCAGTAATTCCAGCCTCTTTACAAAAATCACTAAGACTATTTACTTCATATTTACTTCCATCATTCTTTTCTATAACATACTTACTCATATATATTTCACCTCATATTCATCTTCACCTAATGTATTAAAAAAACCATATTTACTTTCTTTACATCCACTATTACAACGTTGGTTATAATATTGAGTATTAACACTAATTACTTCTTTACTCTTATCAACAGGATGAAATAGATGTAACAAGACTTTGTCATATACTATGTTTCTACCACCAAACTCCAACCAACGAAAATCAAATTCAAAATCTTCTAATCCCCAACCTATAAATCCTTCATCAAAACCATTATATTCAAGAAAATCTTTTTTATAACAAGCAAATAATCCAGGAAATCTTCTAGGTGTTTGTTTAACTAATATATCCAGTATCCTACATTTCATCTTATACTCTTCATCTTCAATAGCAACTTTACATGCAGACTCATAATCCAGTCCAGTAACTTTCTTACTAGTCTCTTCAGATAAATAACAATATAAAAAACAAATCTTACTTTTTTCTTCTCTCTTATCGTAAACAGTCTGTATAAAATCATCAGGCACTATAAAATCCTGGTCTAGAAATATAAGAAAATCTCCAAGACTTTCACGTACTCCGTTATTCCTATTTCTACTAAGTCTAAATCCTAAGTCAGCTTGGCTCACTACAGTAATTCCTTCATATTCATTTTCATTAAGCCATTCAATCAACCCAGTACTACCATCATCACACAATATCACTTCATACTCAACATTACACTGTTGTCTTTTAATACAATCCAATGTAACACGTAATCCTTCAAACCGATTATAAACACTAATCAAAACACTAATCATCGCTTCACCTCAAATATAAGTATACAAAATAAAACATCAAAAGTCAACCAAAAAAATGCGCCAGCGGAGAAAATCTACTTATATTTTTTTAGCTTATATCAAAACACCCCAAAGATATCTTAAATTAGTTCGAGGTACCGGGTATTCACTTAGTCAATATGAGTACCTTTTTTGTTTAGCTAGTGAATTTTTACTTAGTCAATGTAAGTACCTAGTCACAATATCAACCCCCTAGTTCTCTCAACGAGTTTCGAGGTACCCGGGTGTTTATTATATGATTCATATAAGTCATTTCTATTATATATATTTTAATATTAAACTCTTGCTTCTTCGAAGTGAAACTCAAAAAATAAAAAGGTTGAGAGCTCCTTCGAAAAGCTCATAAGGAGGAAAAAATGTTAAGAGAATTAGTTGGAAGAATTTTTGGTGTTTGGAAAGTAGAAGAAGTATTTGAAGGAAGAAAAGCTGTTGAACTAGTTATAACTCCAATAATTAATATATTATTGGATGAATTAACAATCAACTTATTTGATTACGATGATGAAGTTGTTGTAATCTGTAGTTACTTGGACTGGAACAAATACACTTTTAAAAAGGATAACTTTGATGTTTGTGAAATAATTAATTATATTATTTCAGAAATAGAAAAGGAAAGAGAGGAGGTTGAGAAGGAATTCATCAAGAGTTTTGATGAACTCAGAAAATAAAAATATAGCTCATTTCTAGTTTAACTAGAGATGGGCTATTATTTTTTATATTGTTTTTTTATTTCAAGCCTTTTCTATTATATATATTTATAATTAAAGCTCTTGCCTTCTCGAAACAAAAAAAGAGCTAATCTCAAAATCACACTAGCTCTTCATTCATTCAAACTCCTTCGAACATTCAACTATAAAATTATAAAGGAGGTGATACAGTTGAAATATTACTCAAATTATATCTTAGTTCCAATGTGGAATGGTTCAACCGCCGTTCTACCACTTGGAGTTTATAAATATTTAGTAAAGAATCATTTTGATTCTTTTGACTTATGTTTATAATTAAACTAAGTATTTAATTAAGAGTTTGTTTCTCTTACACTAATAATATTATAGTTGTTTTTAAGTTGTTTGTCAACTATAAAAAACAAACAACAACAAAAATAATAATAGAGTTAGAGTTCTCAAGAAAAACTCATAGGAGGATAAAATGAAAAATAATAAAAATGGTGCGGCAAACATGGTTAAAACTAGTAAGTACTTTTACTTGAGTAATTATTACTCAAGTGAAAATAAAGAAAATAAGGAAGACTATGAACTATTTGTTAGTCTTTCTAATACATCTAAGTTTCTAAATTCTAAAGGTTTAGTAACTTCTGCTAGTTTTTCAACTCCATCTAAAAAATGGGAATTTCAAGACAAAACAACTTTGTTCGTTCATATCTATAACGAAGATATAGAGTGGACTGAAAGTCCTGCTCTATTTGTGGAGGATATCAAGAGTGAACCGCTTGGAAAGAAGACTTATATTGCTGTTGATTTATTTCAACAAAAAGTAAGTATTTTTACAGGAGGTGAAGTGAGAGAGATAAACTTCAAAGAATTTAACGACGTATTAGAGCATCATAAGTTTATAGAAGTTTATTTTACAAAGGAGGTGTTGCTAGGTAAAGGAGTTGATGCTTCAGCATTAAACTTCTTTGTCAAATAAAAATATTAGAGCTTACTCTTAATTGAGTAGGCTCTTTTATTTTTTCTCCGCCAGCGCATTTTAAGCTCTTGTCTTTTTGAAACAAAAAAAGAGCTAATTTAAATCAAACTAGCTCTTCAAATAATCAACCTCACTCACTTCATTCACCATATTATATAAAAAGGAGGTGATAACTTGAATATAAACTCTTATGTATTAGTTCCTATGATAAATGGTTACAAAGCTATTCTATCATTGGGTTATTATAAATACTTAAAAATCAATGGATTCGACTCATTTGATTTGTATTTATAGTAAATACTAATTAATCATTAAGAATTTTTATTCTTACACTAAATAAACTAACCACATCTCATCAGAAAGGAGGTGATGCCTCACATATATAAATAAATATAAGAAAGGAGGTGATATCGTGAATAATATTTACATAAATAAATATGGAAAACAATTTATTGAACTCCCAATGTTCAATGGTTGTTATGTTATTATTAGTTTAAGTGAATACAAAAAATTAAAAGAATTAAAATATGATTCTTTTGATTTTGCTATCTAATAATAATATCCATAATATTTATGAGATTATTATTCTCATACACTAATTTATTATAGCATTGATAAGTTAATCTTGTCAATGCTATTTTTATTTATCTATTATTTCACTTAAGCATTTTCTTTTATATATATTTATATAAGCTCTTGTATCTTCGACGTAACAAAATAAGAAATAAAATTAAATAAGGAGGTGATTTTGTTATGTCATTAAACGATGTATTTGAAATATTCAGGAGAAACAAAGGATGTCAATGGACAGTTTTCTGCCCATTGCCACAAGAAGATGAAGTAAAAACCCTTGTTAAATTCATTAACAAGGGTTCAAACAGAGTGTCTTATATAAGACATTCTACAAAGACAGAATATTTCAAAAAACTTGAGTTGCTAGTGTTTTTATTGGACCATGAAACAAAGGTGGATTGCGTCAATAATAAACCAACACTATTTATAAATTTAAGAACAAAGGAAGTGAAGCTAACGATTCCAAATAGAGATTCAATTAAAAATTGGCCTTCTATATTGCATTACATAAGGAAGTGTAAGTACATTTCCTTTGGAATCGAATGTTACAAGAAAGGTGGAAACAGAAGAGATGCTATTAAAATAATAAACTTTATAAGTAGCATCTAAACAAAAATGAGCTTAGCTTATGCTAGGCTCTTTTTATTTTCTCTGCTATTACATACAAGCCTTTTCTAATTATTATAATTAAAATAACATCCGGCCGAAAAACCAAAACAAGCGACGCCGTGGCTTGTTAGTTTTTTCTCAGCCAGCAATGCAAAAATGATTTGCATTTCTTGGCTCAAAACAGGAAAAGAACCTAAACTCTTGTTTCTTTGATACAATTAAAGGGGTTCTAGACTTATCCCCTTCAGAGCAAAAGTCTGTTAATTAAAGGAGGTTTTTATGAAAAGTTTAGGAGTTATCGGGGGGATAAGCCAAGAGCTTATCCAAGGACTAGACAGAGAGTTAAGCTCTGAGATTGCTAAGATTTACTTAGCAGTTAAGGAAGATAAGGAGATTTTAGTTAAGAGATTAAAATCTCTTGCATTCTCTATAGGGTTAAAGGCAATTGCCAGTCAGTTGACTGACAATGCCATCGTGGATAACATAACTGATATCCACGTAGGATATAACATTTTCAAGTTAGCCATTCAGGCTAACAAGACTTGGAAGAAGTCACAAAGCTTCTCAGAAGAAGTTGTGACTTCTGAAGTTGAAAGGTTAAATGCTTTAGAGTTTGAATTAGACTTTTAAGTCTAGTTCTTACTCTAAGGAATAAGAGGAGCTAAGCTTAATAGGCTTAGCTCTTTTTATTTTTCTTTTAAAATCAAGAGTTTAAAAACAAAAAACAGAAAAAGAATTAAACTCTTGTATTTTTGATAAAAATTAAAGGTGTCTCTCATACACATCTATAGAGCAAGTATGAGTTAATTTAAGGAGGTAAAAATGTTTACAGTTGTAGTTAGTTTTAAGTTTGGAAATAGAAAAAGAGTTATAATAAACAACTTGAATAGAGTTCAAGTTGAAAGAGTAACTAAAAATTGGGAAAAGAACCCAGACGTATCTTACGTCGGAGTTCTTGATGAACGTTTCTAAACTTTAAAGTCCTGGGTAAGACTATAAACTACCCAAACTCATTTTTTAAAAGGAGGTGTTAAGAATGAGTTTTAAAGTTATTGCCAATAATAATATAACATCTAATTGCTCTTTAGAAACAGCTAAAGAGTTAATAAAATTTTTTGATAGCATAGGTTTAGACGCTTATGCTGTCCCTGAAATAATTTAGTTTTTTTAGACCTAGATAAGTCTTTAAACTGTCTAAACTCTTATATTTAAAAATTAAAGGTAGTCGCCTTATACTACCAAATTAAGAAAAAATAAGGTGTTTTAAACTTGGAGGTTTACTATGAAAAAATATGTTTTTAATACTACTATACTTACAAATTCTGGAACATACAGATTATCAGATATTTCAACTGAAAGAGCTAAAGAAATTTTATCTGATAATGATTTTATCTCAGCAATAGGACACGATAGTACAGCTGAGATTATTTCTTCTGTTTTAGGAATTAACGTTCCTATGAACAGAATAAATGCTTCCTTTGAGGAAGTGGGTGATTTAGCAATTTGTTTTAAACTAAATTCTAGACCTAAAGAGGGTTCAATACTCTCTTTAGAAGACTTGCAAGAAATAGGGTTTTCTTGGAAACTCCTAAAAAGAATTGAATAATAAATTTGGAAGTTGCTAGGTTAATTCCTAGTAGCTTCCTATTTTTTTTACTAGGGAACCATAGCTAGGTTCCCTTACACCTTCCACGCTTAGTTAACCCTTAAGTTCCTTCTTAACTTCTACTAGTTTAAAACAGTAGGTTCTTTTCTCTTTCTTCTTGGGAACCAATTGCATAGTTTCCCCTTCCCTCCTTGCTTAGTTGTTTCTTTCCTCTTAGCTTCTTCTTAGTTGCATCTCTCTTCTCTTCTTCTTAGGAACCAATGGTTCCTAACACCTCCTTCTCC